CAATGGACTAGTCAATGCGCTCATAGCACGTTCGGCCGCGCTTGAGCGTCTAATAGTGGATGCAACTTTGCTCAAAACATTGGCAATCTTTGGTAATTGAGACAAGGCCTTAATACCAGCCCCACCCCCAAAGAAACTCGCCACATCTCCGCCTAATTCGCCGACTCTTCCAGCAAAGGAATCTTCATCTGCCCAATTAACACGGGGTATATTGACGCCTGGAATCAAGTCAGCAGCTCCAATGGCTGTGTTAACGCCACCTTGAGCTAAACCTTTGGCAAAGTTGCCCATGCCTGCATTGAATTGGCCGATATAGCCTGGCGATTCAGCTGGTGTTTCACGTGGAACCATATCTCCATTGCCACTGGAAACCCTTTTTGCGCCCATTTTTTCGGGCGAAAAGTCTTCGGTTTCACTCGCTGAGACCTTTTTGGCGCCTTCTTTTAATGGGTCAAAATTATTTGCCATTATTCAACCATTCTGTAATTATTGTTTAAGAAAGTATCTATTTTTTCCTTTGGCACATCATAAGTTTCGCCAGTAGGTGACATCATATGGACCGACTTTGGCAATGGCTTGCCTAACTTTTTATAAGAATCTTGAGCCGCTTCTCTGGATTTTCTAAATAATAAGTCCAGATTCTTCCTCATGGACTCATAAACCTCAGGCGTTCTCATTCTCTCAGGAATGTGTCCATTCGCCATGGCATTCTGAACCATGTGCTCTAAAGTGGTCACACCTGGCACAATACCCAACTGTCTATTTCTCTCAGCCGCTTCATCAAGGCTGTAAGCAATGGCCGCCCCATACTTACCAATCTTATCTATCACTTTTGGATTGCTTCCACGAAGATAGTAATCTTTTTCTAAATCTGGGCTAATGCCACCATACGTTTGCTTGTATGGCGCAGACCATTCGCCGAGCAAAGGAGACACCTTTTCCAAAACATCATTCGCAATAGATGCCTGTTGTTCTTGCTTTATGATTTGATTGTTTGGAACGGGGCGTGGCATCACTTGTTCTCGGGACACACCTTTGTCAGCAAGAATTTGTGGCATGGTTTCGCCCATTCTTAATCTCTTCCAACCCTCTTCTTCAGGAACCCCAGCCCCTCTTAAAACAGAAGATATCTGACGCTTATCTTCAGCAGGCAACCCATCTAAATACTTCTCTCTAATAAGCTGCTGACGTCTCTCTGTGAGTACACGCATAGCATCTAAGGCTTCAGGGGATGTTCTTTGGGAAGCGCCCTTGGTTAAGGCATTCTTGTAGGCAATGTCAGCCTCTGTCATTCTAGGTAAGAAAGAATTTTCTAGCATTTTCCCTTGGGTTTGAGCGCCCATCAAAGCATTGGCAAAAGGATAATGTTCAGTTTGTGCCCTTGTTAGCCCAATATCTGCCTCAGCTTTAGGCGAATACCACTTATTTTTTAATGCGTTTTCTTCATTTGAGAGCTTCTTGGCCTCTAAATCAAATGGCATCATCTGAAGCTTATTTTGTATAGCTGCGGCCCGTAATCTCGCATTTTCGATAGATTCAAGCATTGTCTCAGCTGGAAATGATGGTATTGCCATTTTTCACCTATAAACCAAATAAAGATTTGCCAAACTCTAAACCACTAGAAAGCCAGTTGCCCGTATCTCTCTGCTTGGCCGCCTCTTGGTTATACTTAGCCTCTGCCATGCTCTGCATCGCATTCCCATATAAATTAGCGGCCCCACCCGCAGCACCGTATCCTCTATCCATTTGAGAGTTTAAGGCCGTGCCATAATTATTATTAATGCCAAAAAGGTTATTAAAGAACTGCTGCATGTCACGTGATGCAATTTCTTGGGCATAATCCATGTTCTGCCTAGCGTGTGCATCACTTCCTAGCATGCCAGAGGCAGAGGCTGCATTATTAGAAGCATTCAAAGAGGTATCCATCAAGTGTTTTGCGTAAGGAGATTGCGAATAGTTGGACATGAGGCTTTGGTAAAACTCATAAGGATCTTGTTGTCTGTTCGTCCATTCCTGATACATAGGAATAGCCTGCTCGCCTGCCTTCTGGTAAGGCTGAAACCCTGAGGTTCCGCGCTTTAGCATGCTATTAATAGAATCTTCAACAGCACGGTATGGCTTGCTTGAATCGCCAAAAAGGCCAGCCGCCATCCCCACCCCTGAATTTAGGAGAGAGCTCAAATCCATTCCAGTTCCATAGTCATTTGGCATAATAAAACCCTTAAGTCACCGTAACCGTTTTCCAAGAACCACCCAAATAAATTTGAGGCAAATCTAAATCCGTATTAATTATCATTAGCCCCTGCCTCAATACAGGCGCCACAATAGTGTCTCTTTCAGCTTCTGTTATTTCAGGGATATAAATCCCAACTTCTGTCAGAAAAGAAACCAATGTTTCGTAAAATGCAGATATCCAGCTCATCCATATGGGAGACAAGTCTCCATTGGAGTTTGCTATGGGATCGTAAATCGGAGGAATATCAAAGTTATTAGCCACATCTACTCCGGCAAAATCTCAAAATCCCAGGACGCTCCTAAAATAGAGAACTTTATCTTGTCGTAAAACTCAACCTTAAATACCAAAGCTCTTCCTGTTCCTAGTTTCCGAGCAATTGTCCTATATGTTGTATCTCCTATCCCACCCATCGGAAGCGCATGTTCGGAGCCATATGTCTGGCCCCCATCAATAGATAGAGATAAAAAAACTAAAGGAGGGTCGTTGGTCGTAACATCTTCTACTTGACCCTGAACTAAGTCTAACTTAAACCTATCTACCCTTATCTTCTGATAATTTTCATCAGAATAAACACGAGAAATACGTGTTCTCTTAATAGCTTCCCCCGCATTATCAACAAAAGAATCATTCACCTCGTAAATGATTGGCTGCTGATAATGACCAACATAATTCTTCTCATTAAAATAAATATGCGTCTGCGCTACATGTCTCGACCCATCCAACATAGCCTCTTCATGCCACAAAGGCTCCTCAGTCGAACTAAAAGTAATGTTGTAAACAAATGTCCGATTATCCTCAGTGAAATTTATTTTATAAAACGCACACCCATCAATCCTATAAACAAAACTCGTCGCATCATTCGTGTTATTAAAATTCTGTAATACATAATCCAAGGCCGTCGTGCTAATAGGTATCGCCACACTCCCTATCACCATCATAATAGGACCCAAACCCCCAGTATCACGCGACAAAAAGAACAACCTATCAAAGTTCTCCTGGACGCTCCAAATGGCTGTAGTGCCTACCTCCATAAGAAGCGTTTTGTTGGGTCTCAAGGGGAAATCTGAAAGCCCTACATTTTCCCAAACCTCCGTGAAGTTCTCGGAAAATATAAACAATCTGTTCTTAAAACTCTTTATCGCCGTAATATCGCCAGGATGCGTCGTAATGTTCGCTCTATTACCAGAATCCCAGGTCGTACCATCATTAAGGGCTGAGATATAAAAATCCCGGCTATTTCCCTGAGGCACCACAAATCTATCCGCAAAGTACTGCACATCAATCGGCTGAGACGGAAAATTAGGCACCGTATCATTATTTAAAATCGTAGGGTTTACAGGAGGGGGCGAATCACTCGTGTCCCACACATACCCTTGCTGCCCATCTACAAAGAGAATCTGGTTTACAGCGGCATCAATTCCAACATAACCCACTGATGTACTCATAGAGAACAAAAAGTTCATAGATAAGTTAGGGGGCGAGCGATAAACCTTGTTTCCTATAACAGAATACGCAAACCCTCTAAAAACAAATTGGGCTCTTACATCTTTAAGACCCTCTAAATCTACTAAATCTACAACCTTATCAAGGCCTGGCGTGAAAATATTGACGGTTGGCTTCTTGCCCTCTCTGTCTCTGTACTCAAACATGTTAATAGTTCTCTCAGAGTCAAATCCCATAATTCTCTGATTATTAAAACTTCCAACAATGTCAAAGTTAGTACGCAATGATATTTGGCCAATAAAATGGTTGAGGGGAGTTCAATATTACTGTAGGTCTTAAGGTTAAATCTGTTTCGTTACATGCTTTTATGTCATAGAACATTCTTTGGTATTCTTCTTCAGCTCTCTCATTCCAATTCGCACTGGGATAAATACTGGTAAATTCTCGGGCGATTGCATATTTCAAAAATCTTTCATAATAAGGTGGCACAGAGGTCGTCAGTAAATCTTGCTGCTCAATCTCATTAATCATGAGTTTCAAGCCAAGGTTTACAGGATAAGGTTGGTCAGGTGCCGGGTAGAAAGTAATGATACTTTCTTCTGCCTGCTTATTTAAAATCACAAACCCAGGACGCGCTATCAGGTTATTTAATCTAACGACGCCCCTGTAAGTGGCCTTATTGATAATTTTTAAAGGGTACACGATTGACTGAACTGAGTAGTTTGCGAAAGTTAAATCTACTACGCGATTTACGTCTACATCTGCTGGAACAATATCCGATAAAGTGTAATCAGATTGCCCAACGGTCAAGGTAAAAGTTACATCGGTCTGAAATGGAATATAGACAGAGTCCGCTGTGAACTGGTTTAGTAAGTCATTAACGGCGTATAACCCTTGAGTCTTCATAAAAGCATCAGGGGTTTCGCCTACTGCAAGCTCTCCACATAGGTAAAGAGCTTGGATAATAACTTGATTTATTGTCCGTTGGGCCTGGGCCATATCGACTCCCTATTTAACTGGGAAGGCAGTATGATCGATACTCGTAGTTAACTTACGTGCAAGTTCTTGAGCGGCTTTGCCATTAACGGTCATGCAACCATCCATCACCGTGTACTTTTTTTCAAGATTTGGGACTTTACCTGCAAGGCTTTTGACTCTGGCTTGTTCTGCTTTTACGAATGCATCGTCAGCCATTGCTTTCTTTTGTTCTTGCACTTGAACTCTCTTTGCTTGAGCGGCGCCCTTGCTTTCGCTTAGTCGTGCTTTCGAGTTGTACATTGTTTTGTTCATCTTTAGTTTCCTTATGTTTTTTCATGTCGGCAGATGTATTAAACCATTCACCTGATGCCACCATTTTTGCTTTCACTTCTTCTTCAACGACTCTCATCTTTAAAGTTGGGTGATAAACGCAAGATAGCATCAGGCTCTCCTAATTAATTAAGATAAAAGCTTAACTGCGTACTGTGGATGCCATAAGAATCCGCAGAGCAAATCAAGACGCATGAAGTTGGTATAAGAACTAATGTCCCCGGTTTGGGTAACGGCTAAGGAAAGACCGGTTTCTTGATCTACAGCCACAGATGCGTAAGGCACTTGTAACTTGTAAAGCGGCGGACATACGATATCCAAAGAACGCGTCGTATACGCCACGTTCGAGTTGTAACTCTGAATCATGGTAACTACCGCATCATCAGGAACAGCATTCGATACGTTACGACGAGGACTGTCAGTGTCACTGATAATCGCAGGACTTACCGTAATCGTCACAGCACCACCACCCGTACTATTAGCAGCAGAAGTAATGACAAACTGCATGTTTTGACCGGTTGAAGCCAAGCTGATTGGGTTAACACTTTCAACACCAGCGATAGAAATTAAGTCACCAGCTCTGAAATAGTTGGTCACAGTAGCAGTTGCCCCTTTAAGAACAATGGTGCTACCACTAGCCACTGCGCCGTTCGTGGTTAAATCATCAGCCTGATGTAACTCAGGACCATCACCTGCAATGTGATGCTTGATGTTCTGAGATTGGAACACGTCAAAGTATGACAAATGCCCAATTGCAGATTTACGCACGATGTCTTCATTGAAAACAGGCGTGAAAGAGTTCAAGAGATTCCCTTTTAAAGAAGAACCATCACGAACCGACATAGCAACATAAGCGTCATCAGAGATATCAACGCCCATTTCAAGAAGCTTAGCGCCTGCCAAATCAACAGTCGTGAAAGAGTTGATTGGGGTGCCTGCGGTACCTGTGAAGAAGTTTAATTGGCTTTCAGCGGCATCACAGATATCTCGCTCCATCTTACTGATGATAGCTTGGATAGCGGGTTGGATGAAAAGGCGACTGAAATCTTCGATTCTTAAGGTTAAATCCTGAATGGTGTAAGAAATAAGAGCATTATATTGATGTGAAATTTCTAAGGTTTCAACATCTTCAATGATGTCTTGTGGGGTTGCGGTTGAGCCGTCACCGATAATGAAGTTGTTTTGTTTTCTGATTCTTAAGGTATCGCCGATTTTATAGCCGGTGCTTGTAAAATCGTCTTGATAAATACGTGAACCCGTCATTACGAAAGGGGAGTTGTTAGCAAACATAGCAAGGGCTGTGTTGCTAACGAGGTCAGTGGTAATTAAATCATTAGGCATTTCTATAATTCTCCAAAAGTTTATAAAACTTAAGAAGAATCAGAAATCTAGTTTACTTCCAATTATTCTTAAGCCTACGTCTTAACTCCGAAACCGAAGTTTTGCCATCAGGCGAAGTTTTGGTGGAGGCCGTTGGGGAGCTTTTTATGTTCCCGATTGGTCTCGGTGCATTTGTGACATTCTTTTTGTTTGCCAACAAAGCCACCGAAAGTTTCACCATCTCTTTTGCTTGATCTAATGGATGAAGCCTTGCAATCCTATGAAGCTCTTCTCTGTTTTTACCCAGCTTATAAAGCACGTCTGGCGCATTTGGTAGCACCATTGCAGCCTCCCTCATCGAAGGAGTAAAAGGGGCTGTATCGTCCCTTACCACATCATCGAAATCTTCGTAAACATCAGAAGCTCTATCTAAATCTTCATCAAATCTACGATGCTGATTCTCAATGTAACGCTGCTTCTCTGCCTGCTCTCTCTTGGCTAAGGCCATATCTACACCACGCTGAATTCTTTCTTCTTCAGACAGGGGCATATTCTGAGCCTGTTGTTGTGATGATTGTTGATAGTAAGGAGAAATCATTTGTTGCTGAATCATGTCCATGCGACGCTGCATTTCTGCCATTTGCTGCGCATGTTTCTTTCTTTCTCTTCCCAGTCTGGCTTTAATGCCTTTAGGGCCATCAATATTCTCATCCGGAGAACCCATGCTTTGGGAACCATTCTCTGACTCATCTCCGCCTTCCGGCAAAGAACCCTCAGATACCTGCTCTTCTTGCATTTCAGGAGAGTAGTCACTGTTTTCAACAGAATTCATTTCATCTTGCATTTCTTCACCTTCTCCGGCATTTTTCAGCCCCATAGTTACGGCTCTATGTATAGCCCCGAATGGAATTCGTTAGTTTAGATACTATGCCCGCAACAATTAATGTCAAGGTGCACCTATATACCTTTTAATTAACCGAATTCGGTCTCAGACTAACCGAATCGGTTATAAATCTTTCCTAGCATCAACCATGAAATCTTTCACAACAGACATCATGCTCTTGGTAAATTCCATATCTGTCTTAGATTTCTCAGTCTCTCTATTTTCTTTGTCATTTTCTAACTTGGCCATAAGCTCACGCGCCTTCAATGCCATCTCTATTTCTTCAAGTTTGTACT